CAGTGATGGCCATACCATCATTACTTACAAGTCTAGGGATTGTCTTCTCTGCTTTTGCCATTATCCTACCGAATTCTCTTGCCTGGTATCCTACCTCCCCTAGTGCTGATTTTTTACTGTCAAGTTCTTCTATCACCGTTTCAGGGATGCATATAATAGGGTCAAGATCTTTATATATGTCAGCTACGGCTAATAGGTTATTAGCGTCCAATAAGATTACGTTAGTGTCTAAAACTATAATACGATCCTTATCCATAACCATTAGGCTTTATTGCCCCAACGTTCAAGCACCTGAGTTTTATTAAACCAGAAGTCTTTACCATCAATCAGCTCCTTTAGCTCTTCTTCTGTAAGGAAACCTGCATACACCTCTTCTAGCAACTCTTTAATCGCTACGTTCATAAAGTCTTGTTGAGCTTTCACTTCATTGCCTTTACCTTGGATTCCAGTAGAATACGTATGTATCATAAACTTAGTATGGTCATCGACAACTAAGTGGTCACAAGCCATAGCAATCAGCGTCCCTGCAGATGCGACAGTGCCTGTCAAATGCGCAGTAACGTTCGCATAGCTATTTTTAATAGCGCTGATAAGGCTTGTAGCTGTATCTAAGTCTCCTCCAGGCGTATTGATAACTAGTACAAATAAGTCTTCTGGCGTGGCTTCTCGTAATTTATGTATAAGTTCATTATAAGTGCCTGGATCGGTAATTTCGTCCGTAAGGTAGACAGTAGTTCTATAGTCATTAGTAATAATAGGTACAGGAAGATCCCATACACGTTTTGCGTCACTTGGGAAATCTAAAGCTAAAAATTCCATATTATTCTACCTCTTCTTTATTATCATTAGTATTGTTATTTTCTGGTTTTGGATTATATGCTTTTGTTTGTTTATCTAATTCACGTACAGCCAGCTCTGCATACCCTGCGATATCTTGCCAATTATCCGCATAGTAAGGATTGCCATTAGCTATTCTGCTAAGTTTGTGACAGATCATGGAAATACTTTCAGCCATGTAAGGAGGCAGTGGTGTAGCTGAATCGCCTCCATGTACTTCAAAGTAATGTTGCATAATAGTATTTTTAAGTGCTTGGGATAGCGCAGCTACTACTGGGTAATCCCCGTAAGTTGCCCCACGCTGCTCTAATACGGCATTTAACGTATCGCTCATATTTACTCCTTTATTTATATTGGTTAGTACCCCCTACATATAAGTAAGGGGGTAATTAGTCAGTTAGCCTTCACAAGCCACACAAGTAGAAGTATCTACCTTAACCTTTGTAGCCCCATTTAAGGTACGAATATAGTAAAGACTTTCGATATACGGGTCTTTAAAAGCTATATCGTGTAATCGTGCGATTTCTTCCTCTGGGGTATCTGCCTGAAAATATAGATTAGTAGATTGTCCTTGATCTATGTACCTTTGACGATCTGCTGCCATCTTAAGAATGGTCTCTTGGTTTAACTCAAAAGCTGTCCTAAATACGGCTTTTTCGTGGTCAGTTAACCAATCTTCTGCTTGCACAGATCCTTGATCTTCGGCAATACGCTTCATTACCTCTGGTGTATACATACCTCGTTTTTTCATCAAATCTAAAAAGGTAGGGTTGATACGGTATATAGTACCACCAGCAGTATCTTGCTCATAGATATTCGCAAATACTGGTTCTATCCCTTGGCTAACTCCTCCTTGGATAATGGCCGTAGACATAGTAGGAGGAAATGCTAGCCTATGAGAGAATCTTTCTCCATAACCTACCAACCATTCAGGCTCACCAACTTCTTTTGCTAGCCACTTAGATGCTTCCAAGGATTTAGCATTTAGTAAACGCACCAGTCTATTGTTAAACATGATGCTCTCTAAATCACCAAACACCCAGTTTTTCTGCTGAAAATATGTAGCAAGGCCTAAGATACCTAAACCTACAGCTCTAGATTTTTCGGTAAAAGCCACTACTCTTTCAAACCCAGGCTCTTTTCTAGCCTTTATCAGCATATCTTCTATAACCGCATCTAGAAACACCATAGCTATCTCTACAGCGTAGGTATTTTCCCATTCATCGAATTTAGCTACATTCATAGATGATAATACACACGTGAATGAGTGGTCTTCGTCTGACATTAGCTGTATCTCTGAACATAGATTGCTACCTCTTACATAGAAACCTTTATCTTTGTAGACTTGAGGTCTATGCCTATTAACCTTATCAAGAAAAAAGAAGTAGCCTTTTCCTTTTATCAGTTTAATACGTAGCATCTTCTTCCAGATATGGTCTGCTCTTTGTGGATCTTTTTCAAACAACTCTTCGAACTCGTCAGTAATGTTCCAGCCAATATTCCACCCATCATCATCTGCAAGTATTTGATCAGCTAGCTCATCAAAATCTTCATGTAATGGGTTAAGATACAAACCAGCAGACCCTCTACGACTAGATCCCTGGCTAACTTGTTTCATATCATCTACGATACCAGAAGCCACTTGCATTATTCCATTAGCCGTACCTCCTGTAGAAATAGCGGAGCCTCTAGGTCTAATGGGGTCTAATACAGCAGACGTACCGTAACCACGTTGTGTTAGCTGAGCCATTTCTGTCCTAGCAACATACCAACTGCGGATACTGTCCCCTAGATAAGTGCCTGAACAGCTTACTGGATGTCCTCTAGAGTTGCCCATATTGGTCAGTACCGGTGTTGCTCCGGATAACCAACCTTTCCATAGGATATCGAAAAAAGCCTCATACCAACTATCGTACCCCCAATGTGTAGGGATTTCAGGTTTCGTAAGTTCTGCAGCTCTACTAGCTATACGCATATACATATCTTTAGGAGTTTCCCCTATATCTAGGTACTTCTTCTCTGTTAGTAGCTGAAACCCGGCAGTAGTTAACCATTCAGGGGCTTTACCGTCAAACTGTAAAGCTTTACGCTTATGGGACAGCTTCTCGTATTTAGTGCTTGTCCTCTTGTCCACAGAATCCTCTACGCTGCCCATTTCTTAACTCCTACGCTACATGTGCGTAGCAACTTAATATATTTAGTATATTCTACTTTACTTACTCTTTTATTCATCAACTACGCCTCCTATCAATGGTAACCTAGATAAATTGTTAGTTTTCCAAGCCCTTCGGTAACTAGATGTACCTGACACAAAAAAATCATGGATTTTGATAGCTGTAGCTCCTTTATAGAACCACTCTGCTATAGGATTATCAGTTACTTGGTATAAAGGATCCATTCCTAAGTTTAGCAAAGTTTGGTCTGCCCTAGACCGTATAAATGATTTAATTTGGTCAGGAGTAATATCATTAATAGCTTCGGTATTGCTAAATACGTACTCTATTACAGCGTCTTCATGAGCGATAATCTCATCTACTAGTGTGTACACCTTACTTTTATGGTCTTCAAAGTTAAATCCGGAACCTAGTTCCTGCATTTCTTTAATGTAAATATTATGTAGATATGCGGCAAAAATTCCATGCAGTGTCTCATCTTGAACTACGAAATCCACACCTGTTATGGTATTAGTTATTAGATTATGCCCGTTTGCCTGAAAAGACTTTAACATAGCAAAGTTACTGAATAGTAATACTTGTTCAATCATACTTACAGTAGCTAGGGTTAACGCTTTATCAGCAGATAAGTCTTTAGTAATAGCGCTCAGTAGCTCCAACTTACTTTTTAGTACACTGATAGTTTGTTGATGTTCCGCTGTAACTTCTGGATCTATGTTCATTTCATCTGCCATTTTTTGGTAGAAAAATGCATGTACTGACTTTTCCATAGAAGCTATTTGTGAACAAGCTCCTTCAATTTCGGAATGAGGGAACCACTCTGCGATAACACTCCAAACATCCCCTACTCTTTGTTCGATCTCTACGAACAAGTCAAGAGTAATACTAGCAAGATTAAACTGCTCTGTAGACATATTATGTCTATAATCATGAATATCCTTTTCTACCGGTATTTCTTGGGCAGTCCAGAAAATGTCTTGCTGCTGCTCTCTAATAGCATTTGCCTCTGGGTATCTGTAATCACCAAATAAACTCGGTGTTTCTAGAGGTATCTTACTCATTTACACTCCTTATATAAATTTCACATCTCGGATTAACCTTATCCTGACCTGCTATAGACCAGGTAGTTCCGAGATGATGTTTTACATTATCTTGTTCTACTGTATTATTTTTTTGAAGTGCGTCTAATAAAATTTTTTCGACTAATGAACAGATATTAGCGCCATCACAAGAAGGGTTCTTATAATATAAACGAATATCTAATTTATAGGCACCCTGCACACAAGAGTTATCCAACTGTTCTATAATCAGTTCTTCAAACTCTTGTTTTAACCTATTCTGATCGAAATAATGAGCATTTCTGTAAAAATTCATACCTACAAGAACAGTTTTATCTGCTTTAGTCTTGTAGGTTTTAGTCCAGTAGATAGGTACTGTAATAAGGTTATCCACCTTTTACGCTATCTTTGAATTCTTGATATGGCGTAAATTTAGGTTTTACCTCACCGTTTTGCCGTACGTACGGAGCAAATTTCCCAAAACCTGTAATAGCTACAGTGTTTCCTGCGACCACTTCTTCTTTAATAATGTCGAATAAGTCGTTTACCATGGGATCTGCTGCAAGCAAAGGTTTAATTTGTGCCTTCTCTGCAAACTTTCGTGCTAGGTCTTTTCTATTCAATCGTGTACTCATTTATATTTCCTTTTTTTACTTGGTTAAAAATATGCTGCAATCTCATCACAGCGTTTTCGTAAGCTAGCTTAGCGCTGATCTTAGGCTCTGCTAGCCCATACATCTTACCTTCTATTACTAAAGCATCCGCAATAGTTATATAACAGTAGGTAGTGTATTCATTTAGCCTCTTATATCTAACAGATGTAATAAATTTAGATATAACAGTCTCAAATTCTTTATAGTTCGCTTCCTCGTTAACTACATAAGAGTCATACATGAATCATACTTCCTAACTAGGTATATAGCTAAGTTGTTACAAAAAGCTTCAGGAGATTTTTCAATAGGTATATTTGAAGTTTTTATATCAAACTTTTTAACACTTGTCCAATAACACTCTTTACCAATAGGTAAAGGAATTCTGCACCCAATAGCTAGTTCATCTAGTATTTCAAACATTTTCCTATCTCTGGTCCAAATAGCTATAGGACAGTTAGCCTCATTAGATAACCCTATAAAAGGTTTTTTTGCATATCTAAGCAATAAATGGCTCAACTCTGCTATGACAGATTTAACATTTTGTAAGTTACTAGTAGGCCTATCCGAACTATTAAAATAATCCATATACGCTTCTTTAGGGTAGTCAGGAAGGCTGTCTATGTCTATGTTCCAACTTTTAGTTTCTACTATACCCCTTTCTGTAAATACCGTTATAGTAATACGATACGGTAAAGCTCCTGTAACGTATTGGGTTGTATCGATGTGTAGTACGCCTTCGTACATATATAACCTCCTTGAGGATTAAAGACCTCAAATTTTTTTATAATGATAGGCTATTTCCGTATTATAGCCTATAAAATAGTAATTTACAGGCCTATTTTACGATTTTCCGGTGATAAAAGTAATTAAATTTCTAAGCCCATAACCTTTCACTCCTCTTCTCGTAGCCCACTTGCCTGTGATAGGCCAAAAGTCTATTCTGCAAGTTGTGCCTTCCACAACTAAATGAACACCGTCATTTTTTTGTTCAAATAAGATGTTATTAGTCTGTAGATGGTTAATTGCGTGCAGAATAAGTTGGTTAACTTCGTCTTTTGTATCTTTATCCATATAAGTCTCCTAAGTAATTGGTGTACCATTATTATCACAATCTCGAAAACCTAAACCTACAGGTTTTAATGGTATACCGTCTTTTGATAACATCTCATACTCAACCGTTAAAAACTTTCCAAGGTTATCTAAGGCTTTTTCCGCATCACGTAAACGTTCATTGTTAGTACCTTTACGTTTTACTTTAAACCTGCCTTCGTTTTTGGTGGCACATTCGTATACAGCATGGTCATTTTTGTCGAAATGCACGCCTATTACTCGATACTCCCCATCTTGCGTCTCCTTGTATTTATACTGGTCATTGGAGCGAATATCATAAACGTAGGCACCTTCAAAATTTTTAATCACTGTACCTTCATAACCATTATTTATAGCTTTTTTATAATGCCTATCTACCGCCATAGGGGTAGCACATACAATCCCTAGTTCAAAAGTTACAGC